TTAATCTCCCAATCGTGGCAACTCCGATGAAGATGTTACATTCACACTTCTATCCAACTGTGAAAGTTTATCTAAATCTTGTTGTGCTGTATCTTCTGTCATATCTCCCAGATGTGGAAGTTCACTAGCTGATAATACACGCTTTACAGTGCTTATTGGCTCCATTGTTACAGTGTCAGAATATCCAGCCCAATTTTTGAGGTAAAATATACTGTTGGCAGGATTTATTTTTCCCGTCATGCTTAACTGTTCTAAAAAGCCTATAATGAACTGTTTAGCAGCATTGCATATATCAGCCCATTCTTGGCTTTTTCCTCCCCCTCCGTTGCACCACACCCACAAACTTTGTCTTGATATACCACCCAACGCAAGACAAAGCGTTTCAATCCCCGGTCTAAATCCTTTAGTGGCACAAAAATCAAAATATTGGTCTATTCGTTCTCTCAACTCCGTTTCTGTTTCTGGTTTCCCCCTTTGTGACAATTCCTTTAAATTATCAACTGTTGCCCTGCATACTTCTGGCGGCAGTTCGTTTAGCTGATTACTTGGAAAATTGCTGTTTTTGTTTGCCATGTGTTCATTCCTCCATTCTTCAAGAAATCATGTTTTTTTCTTTAAATGTCAACTCGTTATACTTGGTTGGTTTACAATAGTCTTTATCAACTGCTTTAATACTTCCAACTCACTATCAGACAAGCACAATCCCTTTAATGGTGTCCGCTCCCCTGTTTCATCAACAGACCAACGTCTAAGGTCATATTGTGCTTTGCGTCCGTTCCATTCAATAACATTTAATTCTGTGGTAATCTTCCCATCTGATAATGTGCCAATATGTTTTACAATGTTATAATTCATCTTCAATTCCCTCCAAATCATTAAAACTCATCTGTCCTTTATCCTTTTGCAAATATTCCCTAGCAGATTTTAAAGCTCGAAAAGTATTAATTGCTCTTGCCCTTAAAACCGCCACAAACTCTTGCACCTCCGCATCATCTTTAGGAAGATAGTAACCACCTTGTGTACTTGATAAAATAATCTGCCCTGCATTCCGGCTTTTTGCTATATCTGTTTGCAAACTCCGGCTATCACTAAAACCCATGATAACCGCCAACTCATTTGTAGATATGGCATTTTCTTTACCGATTGGTAAAATTGTTGTATAATCTGTTGCTTTTGCGTTCATAAAATTAAACCTCACTTTCTGAAATTCGAGACCGCTTGTGACATATCCCTTTGTTTTCTCTGTTTTTTAGAGAGAAAATCGGAAAAAGAAAAAGCATTAAAAAGTGGTATAGATATGGTAATATGTTTAATTCAGTATCAATACTGTTACCAGTTATACCTATCAAAATTAGGTACAGTGATATTATTTTTGCTACCACATAAACAAATGATTTCTTGATAGTGGTAACAAAATAAATACCTGTTTCCTCTTTAAGTGGTAACAGATTTGATATAGCCAAATTAAATCTCTCTCCACTTTGATGATAATTTGTATATACTTTTTGTCCGTGTGGTTTTTCCATTTTCCACGGTCTCAATAAATCCGTTGTCTATCAGTAATTTCTTGTCTTTGTAAAACTGATTTACATTCTTATACAGCTGATAGGTCTTGATGAACATAGCCTTGTTGAAATAGAAACATTCCTGCTCCCTGTCGGGGATGGTTTTCTGTCCATAATATTGAAGTTTCATATAGACATACAAAACTCTTGCATTATTTGTTAGGTTGCTCCATGCTCTTGATTGAATCATAGAGGCATAAATATTGGCAGACACATCCCCGGCTTTTCCACTTTCAAAGGCTTTAGGCACATACTTTTTCTTTCTAGCCATGTCTGCCCTGCCTTTCTTTAATTAGTCTCTATATTCACCGCTTAAATACACCCTCGGAGACCTTGCTTCAAATGCTACTGTTAAATCCTGCCTTGCCCCGTTTCCTACATTAAAACTGATTGTAAAAAACTGCTCTGTATCATCTGTAAATCCTGCTGATACAACATCCTTAAAAGATACTTTTCTCAACTGTTTTTTGCTTCGTAATGGTTTCAATATAATTCTGCTCATGCTTTACCTCTCTTTTCTGTTCTAAGCCTTGTATTTGCCATATTTAGGCACTTCCCCTTGATAATGGAACCAATTAACCACTCCATAGATTAAATGCCTAAAATCGGCTCATAACGCTTTTTAATAGTTGCTGATTGCTTTATCCATTGCAGGAACATCAATTCTTACTGCCCGTCCTATCCGGCGTACTGCTCCATTATCTTCGGCAATCTTTAATAAAAGATTTCTTGATAATTTATAGCGTTCTCTTGCTTGATTGACAGTTGCTAGCTTGCTAATATCATCAGAATAACTTGCTTTATTCATCTACCTTACCTCCTGTTTATGTTAGAAATCCTTGTGCACTCGTTTTTCCTTGTTTATCTTGCAATTTCATTGTAAATCATGTATTATGAATTTGTACTTCATTTCTATAACATTTATAGAGGATTTTAAGTATGAATAATGAATTTAAAATTCACACAGAACATTTTAAAGAACGTCTAACTATAAACAGACTTTCCCTATTTGATATTTTTAAAAAAATGTACCCCGAAAAAGCAAAAGCATATATCACACCAACAGATCAAAATAATGCCGTAAGAAAAATAAGGAATTGGCAAGACGGATATGCAATGCCAAAAACATTGAATGAAATGCTTGCACTATGTGAATTACTTAATTGTGATGTGGATTATTTAATCGGCAAACAGGAATATGCCCGTAAGGATAACTTAAATGCTATGCAAAAAACTGGTTTAGAGGAAATCACCATTGAAGAAATTTCCGAACTTAGTATCTCTGAAAAACATATTATAGACGCTATGTTTAGCCGAACTAATATATCATTCAGTTTTATAGGCTTGATAAAGAAAATGTTATTCTATTCACATCCACAAGTTAAAAATAATTCGCATATCACCCTTGATAAAGAACTAACAAGCAAAGATGATGATTACTCTAATTTGGAAAAAAGTATAAATACTTCTGAAATACTGGAAATACTGTCTTATAGATTGGGAATCGAAATGAATGAGATTATAAAAACTTTAAGTAATGATAAGGAACTCTCTGATGAAATTCTACTTGATTATAAAAACAAATATTTCTCTCCGCATAGAAAAGTTTTGCCGGTAGAAGAACTACCAAAATTCAATGCTGATGGGAAAATAGAAACAGTTTGGGCAATCGGATTTATAGAAAATAAGATATTAGACAGATTAACTGAACGTGAAGAAATTGGTAATCATTTTGATTACCATATCAAGTGGTTGCATAATGTATCTGATTTTTCCACAATGATGAAAGAAAAACGTTTGAGCATGTCTAAGGATGATTATCGGGTATGGTTAAATGAAATCGAAAGGAAAACTCGATAAAACAATAAACTCTTTTTATCATCTGCCTAAGTCACTATTGTCTTTGCCCCTGCTCTATGGTAGAATACTCCACAAGGACAACCGTGTTGCAGGGTGGGCTGACCTCTCATTTTTACAGAATGGGGGTGATGCCTATGAAAAATCATTTTGATTTTAAGGATTTAATGACCTTTGGTCTTTTCCTTTTGGCATTGCTTACATTCGTTTTTACGTTTTGTAAGTAACCATACATAGAAAAACCACCCCTAAACTTTGACCGAGTACGGGGTGGATTTTTCTATTTCGCATTTTTGGTCAACCCACCTTGTGGGCGGTTGTTCCTTTTATATGTCTAATATAACATGCCTCTCCTATTTTTTCAAGAAGAAAATCTTTTCCATTACAATTCCATGTTCATGGAAAAATCATGGAAATATACATCTTACACATTTTAATCACATTCAAGAAACACTGTATTTATCAGCATTTCAAGACTTTTTACTTATCAAGACTTTTCATCGTCGGGAACTTTCGGGTAACCGAACCCATCAGCCTTTATCCAACTCCGACAGTCGCCGTAAACCAATATTTTGTCATTCCATCATTGTCCATATAAGTCCGTCACGAAATTGATTTTGATGTATTAATTGTGGTCAAGTCTAAAAATCCCGTTTCTGACGGATTTCCACGAACATTGATGGAGACTTATTTAACATGCGTCAAAAGCAAAGCTAAAGACACATCGTTACTACCTATTATACTATAATTTTTCCCTGGAGATTAGCCATAATCTCCTGCTTTTTCTCATCCGTTGCTTCTGCGTAAATGTCCATCGTAGTGGTAATGTCTGAATGTCCCATCACCGATTGGATCACCTTGAGATTGCTCTCGTTCTCACAGAGTCTTGTACAGAAGGTATGCCTTAAGCTGTGTGCGGAAAAGTTTGGAATGAGCACCGGCTCTCTCTTCTCTTCCTTAGCCTTTTGGATTTCCTCTGCGTTGTAACTATCTGTGATTCCGTGAATCGCACGATTAACACTTGAAGCTGAAAGAACACTGCCACCGGTAGTCAGAAATACAAAGTTGGTATAACCATCAATTGTCTCTGAGCGATATCCCATACACTTCTGCATCTCATATTCCTGAAGGAAAGCATCAAATACTTCATCAATCATTGGAATTGTTCTCGTTCCTGCCTTCGTCTTCGGAGTCTGAATATGCTTCGTGCAAGTTCCATCATCATAAGGACGTTCACTGAGATTGTGATTCACACTAATGGTTCGACTCTCAAAGTTCAAATCTTCCCATCTAAGTCCCAAGCACTCTCCAATACGCATTCCTGTACCAAGCAGAATCATAATGACGGGAACCCATCCATGATACTCTCTGCTATTTTGCATGTAACCGGTAAATGCTCTCTGCTGCGGAATCGTTAATGCTCTTCTTGGTTCCTTATCCCATACGTGGCTCTTCTTAATCTCTGCCATAACACCATCTGATGGATTTGTTCTTAGCAGGCCATCCCTTACAGCCATCTGCAAAGTTGGATGAATCTGAGTATGAACATTATCCAGCGTGTAAGCCTTCATTTCCTTATTCATAATCAGATCATAATAGAACTTCTTCACATCCGTGTACTTAATGTCTGCTATCTTCCTTCTACCAAACTTCGGCCTTACAAAGTGATCATACATATACTTGTAATTTGCTCTTGTAGTAGGTTTCAAATCGACCTTAAGTGAAATGTATTTATCATACAGCTGATTAAGAGTAATCTTCTCTGGAGCATGTGTATCAATGCCATCCTCCATGTCACGGATGATCTTTCTCTCTTTTTTTCGTAGTTCCGCCAAATCCTTGGCATATACTACATGACGCTCTCCATACTTGTCTGTATAAGAATAGGAATAGCGCCCATCTGTTCTTTGACATTCGCCGGTACGAAGCACATACCCACGTTTGTCTTTTCTTGAATTAGCCATTCTGTCACCTCACTTCCAGTGAGAAACAGCCTGCCTATTTGCCCTGATCAGCTTCTGCCTGACGTTCCAGTTCTTCGAAGCCTTTCATAAGCACCTGCGCTTTATTCAGTTGGAACTTCTCACAGTAGGCTTCCAGTCTTGCCAACTGCTCATCAGAGAAGCGTACTGAAATCTTGTGACTTCTCGAATCTTCGAGCTTTGGTCTTCCTGTTCTTGCCATCTGTTCAAAACCTCCATCTGTATTTATCATTATACTTTTTGACCGTCAATATTTCAAGTACTTTTTGAAAAAGTTTCAGAGCACTGCAGGCTGTCCTCACAATCCTACTCGTCTCTAAAATTTTCCATGTACTCATCAATCACTTCGGTATTAACCAGTACAATGCGCTTCACATGATAAACTGCATTTGCTTCCTTTGCTAGCTCCTGGAAAGAATGAAGTCCCATTGAGTAAAGCTTTGCTCCCTCATCATATCTGACGAACTTCTTCTTACCATATTTAAGTAAATTCTCTAATTCCGGTACATCTGCTCTGCTGTAAGCCATAATCGCTTCCTCCTAAAAATTGAATATTCAGAGGAAACGCACTGTCCATTTCGTAGCAGGTATTCCCTCCTACTCTTCAAAGGACAGTTGGTACTTCAATTATCAGAATAAAATGCAAAAAAATCATGGAGATAGCAAATAAAGTCAACAGAACCTATCATGCTAACGTTTATCACATTTTTTGAATTCCAAATACAAACAACTTACTTTTGAGACAACACATAGTCTGCTAAACTATCCGCCACCTTTTTCACGGTATTATTTGGTGTACTCTCATGCACACTTCCCGATTCATCCTGACAAATGATTATTCCATCAATAGCAAGATACTCCTTAAACTCTCCCGAAAATTTTAACCCTATTTTCTGTTCTGCTCCTTCAATTTCTTCTCTAGTAGCTGCATCTGTAGAACAATTATTTAGTGATTTTCTTACAGGAAAAAATTGAGTACTAAAGCCACCTATAAAATTAAGTGTGAGTATCCATAATTCAATTAAGAATACCAAAGGTCACATCGAGCTACAACCTTTGGCATTATCTATTACTTTATATTATTTGCACTTAAAAACTCATCAAAGGAACTGTAAACCTTTTTATAATTAGGAGAAAAATCCTCAGACCCTTCAAAGCTCCAAACCGCTATTTGAGGATTCTTATTCTCATAGCATAGACATAACAACTTATCCCCAGACAATCTAGCAAACGGAATTAAATCTGGGCCAACTGAATCCTCGTCAAACACCATAAATTCATCGTATTTTGTAATCACAACATCAATATCATCCGTAGCGTTTGGTGATTCAGCTATTGCAGGAACAATACAAAGAAATTTTTCCAGAGCAATACCTGTTTCAATAGTAATCCTCTCATCTGGAATAACTCCATTATTATCAAGCATAAATATCTTAAAACTCTCTGGAAGAACTACCTTCCACTTCTTTTCTCTGGCATTTATGATATCTCTTGTGATATTCTCACTTGCCATAGCAATCGGACTGTATCCAACCAGACCATCAAAGCCAAGTCCCGGAATATGAAGCACATCCGATGGATCCAGAATCACATTGCTTCCTTCCATCGTCGGTGCATCCTCAGAACTCTTTTGATACTGATAATAGAGCCTGCCCTTTGCATCCCTGTCTACCGTCATTCGATTCGGCATTAACGGATACAAGGCAACCACCTCGCCTTTACCATTTCTGATAATCTGACAATAACCATTTCCCCACAAAAGCAAATGTGTCATCAAAGTCTCTCTGAACACAAAGCTTGTCATCTCAGGATTCGGTTCATCATGAAGCAGATGATAAAGCGGATGCTCTCTCATATAAATCGCATCAGGAATCCAAGCAACAGTTGAACTAACCCACATATTGCAGCGAAGCCACTTAAATGTAATTTCATCAGCCGGATTCTGCTTTGCTTCTCTATATGCATCTCTCAATCTCTCAACATCAACTGTATATCCAAGAGAAGGATTTACCTTATACCAGTTTGCTTCATCCTCCCAATCCTCATCATCCTTAAGACCATAAACCACAGGATAAAAAGTCGGATCCACACGCCGACCTTCTAAAATATCCACTGCTTTAGTATGAAGCTCATATGCAATGGAATGTCTGTCATTTCCAGCAGTCGTGATAATGAAGTGAAGCGGATTCTGTCTCGCATCTGATGAACCTTTGGTAAGTACATCGTATAATTGGCGATTCGGCTGAGTATGAATTTCATCAAATACCAAGCCACTTACTGAAAATCCATGCTTCCCACCAACCTCTGCGGACAGTACCTGGTAATAACCGGCATTGCCATAGTTGACAATTCGCTTTGTAGCTCCCATCAATTTAGAACGCTTCATCAGCGCAGGCGACATCTCAACCATCTGCTTTGCTACATCAAATACTATAGAAGCCTGCTGCCTATCTGCAGCTGCGCCATATACCTCTGCTGAAGGTTCGTTATCTGCATACAATAAATAAAGAGCGATAGCTGCTGCCAATTCACTCTTACCTACTTTCTTACATATTTCTACAAATGCAGTACGGAACTGTCTGTTCCCATCAGGTTTTACAATTCCGAAAATATCTCGTATCAATTGCTCCTGCCAGGGCAATAACCAGAATGGTGTTCCAGCCCACTTACCTTTTGTATGGCAGAGATTCTCAATAAAAGTAACCGCCCTATCTGCTTTCTTCTTATCATAATGAGAAGTCGGAAGCATAAACTGAGAAGGCTTATAATTCTTCAGCTTTGGATATCCCTTTGGTCTTGGTTCCTTTGCCATTAAGCATCACCCCCAAGTAAAGCCTCCATCTCATCCTCTGGTTCCTTACCCTTAGCATTACCAGCCACAATACGTGATCTGGATGACGGCGTGAGTCCAAACTCAGATGCTGCCTGCAGCATCAACTTCTGATTTGTATTTGCAATACCAACCCAAGGTGTCTGTTGCTGATATCCTTTATCAGTCTCAAAGGTAGAACCCTCCGAAGTAATATGCTTCTGTGCTTCCTTCCATCTGGCATAAGACTGACAATATGCAGCAAATGCCGCCATATCCACTTCTGTAAGAACCCCCATCTGATTCATCAAATCTGCCAGACGCTCCCACTCTTTCTTAGCCTCAGGCATTAACCATTCCGGACAGTTAGGCATTCCCTTTGCCGGAATTGGCTCTTTCGTATTCAATTTTCTCTTTCCAGGATTACCTTCCAGCTTCTTTATCGCTGTAGGCTTTGGCTTTCTTCCTGCCATGGTCATACCCCCTTCCATCATTATTTCGACTTGACCTGTACTTGACCTGTACTTGCACAGTACACGCGGGCAAGTTATCATATTCTATTTTTATGCATTATAAAAGCGCCTGCATTTCTACAAGCGCTCCATTTACATCATGTTTTATTTACAATTACAAATATCCAATTGATTCTTTGCATGCTTCACACATGTTCTCCAAAGTTTCATTCCAAAATAATCCACAAGAAATTCCGGGAAAGCACTGATAATAAACACTTTATTATTGCCTGCTAAAGCCTGTTCACACATAAAGATATCATGTGGATTTGCTTCATCTAAATACTGTTCATAAGAAATAACTTCCGCATTTCCTAACAAGCATGATATTCTCATTGAAAAGACATCAATGATTTCTTTCCATACATCTATATTGTAATCTCTAAAATGCAGATTCAGTGAATTTCTCGAAGATATATTCTTATATTCAGCAAGATCACTAATTTCTACAAAGCAATTATCTTCATTTCCGCATTTACCTGCTTCAAAATCTCGCAATGCTTCAACCATCGGATAACTGATATATAGCTTTCCATTCTCAGTTTCATTGTCAAAGCTTTCAAGCATCTGGTTTATCACATCAACGTCATCTGACTTTCCCAAGTTTGTCTGATGTGCATCATAATCAAAGAAAAGAAACACCTCCGAAAAATCATCCCTTGATAATCCTTCCAATTGTTCTCTGATTTTCTTATTACTTTCCCTTAAGACCTCAATAATATCTGTGTCGAAATCATCCGCCTTGAGTTTCTTCCAAAGCATATAGATATTTTCTCCGGCCGGAAGCGTAATAATTTTAAAATTTCCATGCTTAAAGAACACCTTTGAAATATTATCAATAACCTGTGGTTCTCTGGCCTCTCCTTCAACTATAAACGCCTTATAGTCTTTATCTGCCATTAAACGCACCTGCCTTATACATTTTCTGAAGATTATGAGCCTGACGAAGTTCCTTTTCTGTCAGCTCTGAAATTGCTTTTATGCTATTATTCTCAAGAAGGAAATAGCAATCCGGTCTGAGTAAATCATTGCTCATAAGGTCGGTATTGTGTGTAGTGGTGAATACCTGCACACCTGTAATTCTTCTAAGTCTTTTTTGAACTGACTCTGATAGTTCATAATGGTAAAATGCATCAAACTCATCAATGAAGACAAATGATGCTTTTTCCATTCGGATATACCAATAATAAAATAACGCAAGTGATCTGGTTCCTGTTGAAGCAATCTTGAAGAAGTCAGCATCTTTATTGTCGAAATGACAATATATAGCCTTTCTTCCATCGACCTCGCATCCATATAATTCATAATCGATATCATTTTCTTTTAAGAATTCCTGGAAATCCTTAACCTTGCCACTATTAACGATTCCTTCTGCAATGCTCTCTGATCCGTTCATAAAGCCTTCATATCCACGGCTATCAAGCGAATAGAATAAAAGCATCCTCTCGACAAAATCAATAAACTTCTTAAATACCTGATTCTGAACATTATCTGAAAGAATTGAATTACTATTTACATATTTCACTCTCGAAATCGGGCTTTCATTTCTTATTGATGCATTCAAAGTATCTGATCCCTCAAGCAAAGTAAATCCATCTCTTGTCAGGAAGTCAAAGAAAATGACTTCTTTTCCATCAATAGACAAACTTTCATTCTTTAAGGAATTCACATCCATTTTGCTATACTTATATACAACTTCATGTCCGTCGAACACGAAGGTGAACTCAAACTCTGCAAAAGATTTCCTTCCACTCATATTCAGATAAAAGTCATAGCTTCCCAGGAGTTTTTGCTTTTCAGTCAGATGTGTAATGATATCAAAGATAGCCAAACCAAGATTCGACTTTCCACAACTGTTGATACCATAAATAATTCCCTTCGTTATGCAGCCATTCTCTATTATTTCAGAATTAAAGCTGTAATTACTGGGTGTTCCTATATCTAATGTGATTTTATCCTTAAATCCTTTGAAATTTTCGACACTAAATTTCTTTAACATGATAATCACCTTCCATTTCTTTTTCTTTATTATATGATTATCTGCAAAAAAATTCAAGTCTATCCGTATTTTTTTTACGGCTATTTCGAATTTTTATTTCGAATATTAACCCCCCATCTTCCATTTCGCGATTTTGCACAGAAGAGGGGGCGCCGGTCTTGGAGCCTAAGGGCTGTAGAGATTCAAATACCCCCTACCCTCGCTTTCAAAACTTGTATTCCACATATCTATCTTCCGTCATAGTCTTTACATTATGATGATGCTCACATAAAGGCTGCCAGTTCCCACGATCCCAGAAAAGTTTCCGGTCTCCACGGTGAGGTTTGATATGATCCACGACTGTAGCCATAGTGATATGACCTTCTTCATAACACTTCACACAGAATGGATTGCTTTCTAAGAACTTTCTTCTCTCACGTTGCCACTTGGAACCATACCCACGCTCGCTTGCATATGCTCTGTCATTCTTATGTAATTGCTTGTGCTCATCACAATACATCTGACTGTACGGAATAAGTGCTGCACAGCCAGGATGTTTACACGGCACGTTACTTCTATAAGGCATGTGCTCACTTCCTTCCACTCGAAAACAAGTTTTCTCGTTGTCGCGGCATTCGTCAACTGTCTGCTCATGCAAGCATGGCAGCCACTTTCCTCATTGCTCGCGCAAAAAAGCCCTGGGAGAATTTCTTCTCTCAAGGCCTCGTATCATTTTTTCTTTCGTCATTATAATACTATCATAAGAACTATATGACATGCCATTTTCCTTGATGTATTCGTACAGATATTGCTGCACCTTCTGGTCCATGTATGAAATATCTACCGCAGTAACAAGCGGCATTTTCTTGGTATCAACCATCTCCAAAAGTTCTGGGATAAGATCCGTAAGGCGAATAAATCTATATACTTGATTTTTACTCTCACCGACCTCCTTAGCTAATTCTTCATCAGCTCGGAAATTCGTACCAACTTGGGGCGAATTTTTATCCGGTCTCCCGGCCTTTCGTTTTGTAGCCTCATATCGCATCTTATAAGCAAATGCCTTCTCGCTCGGCAATATCTCTTCTCTCTGTGAATTCGCTTCAACCATAACAATCGTGGCATCATCATCAGTAAGTTCTCTAATGATTGCAGGAATAGTAGCAAGTCCGGCTCGTTCAGCAGCATGCATTCTTCTATGTCCTGAAATCATCTCATAACCACCATCATCTGTAGGTCTTACGAGCACCGGCGTAAGTACGCCATTCTGCCTGATACTGTTGACCAAATCATCCATCTTTGCATCATCAACTACCTTAAAAGGATGATTCTGAAAAGGCTGAATTCTATTGATATCAATCTCCAAACTTGACTCTTCACCAGCGCACCCAAGAAGTTCGTCCACACTGACCATTTTGATTTTTTGACCTGGTCGTAATTTCTTTTCTGCCATTATCCGAGCACCTCCTTTGTCAAATCCGCAAATGCATTTGCTACCTTGCCACCAGGACAATGCTTATAAACGCTCACGCCTTCAGCACTTGGTTCTGCCGCCTTCACCGAGAATGGAATAGTAGTCTTAAAAATTCCCACTTTGGAGCCATATCCGCTGCGAATCATTTCTGCAATATCCTTTGCGTAATTCGTTCTGAAATCGGTCATCGTCATTACAATTCCGCGGATTCTGAGCTTGCGGTTAAGATGTTTCTTAACCTTGATAATCGTTGCCATCAGCTGTTCCAAACCTTTGACCGGAAGATAACTTGCACTACAAGGAATGATTACTTCATCTGCTGCAGCAAGTGCATTGATAGTCATCATGCCAAGTGAGGGCATACAATCCACAAGCACCACATCGTACTGGTCTCTAATCATTTCGATGTACAATTTCAAAATTACTTCTCGGCTCATAGCATTTACCAGTGCAACTTCAAGACCTGATAATTCAATATTTGCAGGAAGAACATCTACTCCCTCTGCGTGATGTAAGATTCCATCCATAGGATCTATATCCACATCATTCATCACTTCTATCATTACTGTTGCCAAAGTTCTGTTAATATCATCCGGCTCCACATATCCAAGACTTGCTGTAAGACTGCCCTGTGGATCAGCATCAATCAGAAGAACTTTTTTACCCTCTCTTGCCAGTCCTACACCAAGATTTACCGCTACTGTTGTCTTTCCTACACCGCCCTTTTGGTTGGTGATGGCTATTACTTTGCCCATTTTTCTGCACCTCCACTTAATCGAATTCTTCCTGAAACGCTTCCATAAACTCATCAAACTTCTGAATATTCACAAGTACCCTGCGGTTGATTTTGTATGTTGCCTTAGCATCCTTGGCCATCTGTCTGAAAGTGTTCTTCCCTATTGAATATAGTGCTGCACCTTCATCCAGGCTGACATATTTCTTACCGTGTCCTCTTGTAAGATTCTCAAGCTGTTCTACTGTTAATTCTTTTCTCTTCTTCGCCAT